GTGTTTGCTGTATGTGTATTTTCAGATGGTCAATTAATAGACCATAAAGGTGCTGACAACATGAGCGATTGTTTAAAGACTAAAAGAGAAGTTGAAAAGGCTTGGAGAAATAGACAAGATGAAACAGACAGCGTAGAGATTAATGGTATCACTTATCAAATACACGGTGACTCATTAAACTTTATGTGTGATTTAGTTGACGCAAATGTACATCACTATGAAGATGGTACTTGGGAAATAATTAAGATACTAGGTAAACATAAGAAGGAAGAATAATGGCTGATACAGTAACAACACAAACAATAGCAGATACATCTGGAGTTAAGTATGTTCTAAAGATGACTAACTTATCAGATGGTACTGGTGAATCTTTAGTTAAAAAGATTGACGCTTCAGAGGTCACATTTATGACCGAAGATGGTAATAGAAAGATTGCTAAGATATGGTACTCAATTAACACAGCTAATTCAAAGTCAGCAGTAGAGGTCGTGTGGGACGGTGCTACTAACGCAACTGCTTTACTATTAAGTGGTAATGGTCATTGGGATTTGAGAACATCAGGAGATGAAGTAACAAATAATGCTACTACACCTACTGGAGATGTACTCCTATCTACTAAAAACTTTGCAATTGGTGACAATTACTCAATTATTATAGAGTTTAGATAAAAAACCTTATAAATAGTATAGAGAACAGAGAGAGAACATGAAATTAATATCGGAAGAAATTCAAGACGCAGAATATTTGGTTGAAGAAACCAACGGTAAAAAAGCATATAAAATTCGTGGTGTCTTTTTACAAAGTGATATCAAAAATAGAAATGGAAGAATATATGAAAATGATATCCTATCAAAAGAGGTAAATAGATACTCAACAGAATTCATTGATAAAAAAAGAGCATTCGGTGAACTAGGCCATCCAGATGGACCTACAGTAAATTTAGAGAGAGTATCACATATGATAACTTCTCTAAAACCAGAAGGCAAAAATTTTATTGGTGAGGCGAAAATCATGGACACTCCATACGGTAAGATTGTAAAAGGTCTTATTGATGAAGGCGCTCAATTAGGCGTATCTTCAAGAGGTATGGGTTCCTTGGTTCAAAAGAACGGAAGTAACTATGTAGGAAAAGATTTCTACTTGGCTACGGCCGCTGACATTGTAGCAGACCCCTCTGCTCCAGACGCTTTCGTAGAAGGCATTATGGAAAACAGAGAGTGGATTTGGGACAATGGAGTAATAAAAGCACAGGATATTGAAGAATATAAAGAGCATATTCAGAAAGCAAAAGCACTTAAATTAGCAGAGGCTAAGGCTAATGTGTTTAAAAACTTTCTTGAAAATCTTTAATTGTATAAATATCTATTAATTAGAGAAAAAATAACTAGTTATTTTTAAAAAAGGAGATTTCTCAAATGGCCGATACAGAAAACAAGTTAGAGGCGTTAGAGCAAGAAGCAGTAGCTGAGGCGAATGCCCAAGCGGATGCTCCTAAAAAGAATGCTGTAGCGGCTGAGCCGAACCACCTTAGCAATGAGGCGGAGGATTTAGGCGCAGCTGTTGTAAAACCAACAGACAGCAATCCTGACGCAACTAAAAAAGTTAAACAAGTTTCTGGACAAGCTCCTCAAAAATCGCAAGGTGCAGCCGACCCAATGAAATCATTGGAAGGACACAATACGAAATTAGAGGGAACAGAAGCTGAAGGTTCGGAAGAAATCAAAGAAGGCGAAATGCCAAAAGCTGCTCTTGACGCTTTGAACAAAGCTAAAGAGAAGAAAGATGACAAGTCAGAAAACAAAGAAGTTTCTAAAGACAAAAAAGATGTTGAAGAAACTATTGACGCTGGCGAAGTATCTAAAATGGCAGACAAGAAAAAAGATGTTGACCAAAAAACTGCTAATGTTAGCGCTTCTTACAAAATGAGTAAAGAAGATACTGACGAGCATGTTAACGCTTTAATCGCCGGACAAGATGACTTATCCGAAGAATTTAAAACAAAAGCTGCAACCGTATTTGAATCAGCAGTAAACTCTAAAGTTAAAGAGATTGCTGGTATAATGGAAGCAGATTACACAACTAAATTAGAGCAAAATAGTGCAACAGCTAAGTCTGAATTGACTGAAAAAGTTGACAACTATTTGTCTTATGTCGTTGAAGAGTGGATGAAAGAAAACGAAGTCGCTCTTGAAAGAGGCATTAAAGGCGAAATAGCTGAAGACTTTATTACAGGACTTAAAAAGTTATTTGCTGAACACTACATTGATGTTCCAGACGAAAGATACAATGTTCTTGAAGACCAAGCTAAGAAAATTGAATCTTTAGAAAAGAAACTTAATGAGCAGATTGAAAAAAATGTTGAATTAAACAAGGACAATAACGACAAAACTCGTAACGAAATTATGAGTGAAGTTGCAAGTGACCTTGCTGATACAGCAAAAGAAAAATTTGCTAAACTTGCTGAAGAAATTGAATGGTCAGACGCTGACTCTTTTAAAACAAAATGTGAAACTATTAAAGAATCATATTTTGGTGCAAAAGCTGAAGTAAAAGACCAATTACATGATGTGGCGGCTGTTGATGGGGCTTCTAACGAAGACTTGTCAAAAGCTATGGCTGCTTACACTGCCGCTATAAGCAAAACAAAAGATATTAAAATATCTTAATGTTAAAACGGAAATAAGGGAGAAAAATAAAATGTACTTATCCGAAACACACGAAAAAAAATGGCAGCCTGTGTTAGAGCATCCTGATTTACCAGAAATCAAGGACTCTTACAGACGAGCCGTTACATCTGTTATCCTAGAGAACCAAGAGAGAGCAGCGAAAGAGGACCAAGCCTTTATGACAGAGGCAGCTCCTACTAACGCTACTGGTTCTTCTGTAGCTAATTGGGATCCAATCCTAATCAGTCTAGTAAGAAGAGCAATGCCTAATCTTATCGCTTATGATATCGCAGGTGTTCAACCAATGACTGGTCCAACTGGACTAATCTTTGCAATGAGAAGTAGATACACTTCACAAACTGGCAATGAAGCTATGTTTGACGAAGCTGATACAGACTTCTCTGGAAGAAACGCTGCTGGTTCAGCTGTTGATGGTTATTCTTCAACTGCTAACTCTGGCGCAAACCCAGGTGCTCTAAACGACTCACCATCAGCTGGTACTTACACAACAGGTACTGCTATGACTACAGCTGCGGCTGAAGCATTAGGTGACGCTAGTGGAAACGCATTTGCTGAAATGGCATTCTCAATTGAGAAATCAACTGTGACTGCTAAATCAAGAGCTCTTAAAGCTGAGTACACAATGGAACTCGCTCAAGACCTTAAAGCAATCCACGGTTTAGACGCTGAAACAGAACTTGCTAACATCCTATCTGCTGAAATCCTTGCGGAAATCAACAGAGAAGTAGTTAGAACTGTTTACACAAATGCAGAAAAAGGTGCTGCTACTAACACAACTACTGCTGGTATCTTTGATTTAGATACAGACTCAAACGGTAGATGGTCAGTTGAAAGATTCAAAGGCTTAATGTTCCAATTGGAGCGTGACGCAAATAGAATCGCACAAAGAACAAGAAGAGGAAAAGGTAATATGATTATCTGTTCCGCTGATGTTGCTAGTGCTCTTCAAATGGCTGGTGTATTAGACTACACTCCTGCATTAAACAATAACTTGAATGTTGATGACACAGGCAATACTTTTGCAGGTGTTCTTAACGGCAGATTCAAAGTTTACATTGACCCTTACTCAGCAAATAGCTCAGCAACACAATACTATGTTGTTGGTTACAAAGGTACTTCACCTTATGACGCTGGTATGTTCTACTGTCCTTATGTACCATTACAAATGGTTAGAGCAGTTGGTCAAGATACTTTCCAACCAAAAATTGGTTTCAAGACTAGATATGGCTTAGTTGCTAATCCATTCGCTGAAACTGGTGCTCAGTCAGGTGCTGCTACAGCAGTAAATGACGCTGGTTCTGCTAACTCAAACAGATACTACCAAAGAGTTAAAGTTACTAACTTGATGTAATATCTTGTAGAGTTTTCTACAGAAAACGAAAAAGGGCGGCTTTATGTCGCCCTTTTTTTTGGCCTCCTTCCGGATGGATAAATAATAGTATGACATCAACTAATGCATACAATAGACAACCAACAAAGTTTGATTACGCCTCACCTACACAGTTTAAGTTTACCATACTAAAACTACCAAAGGTGGAATATTTCTGTACAGCAGTTAATATACCAGGTGTTGATTTAAACAATGTTGAGGTTCCAACACCATTAAAATCTATACCTACACCTGGTACTATATTAGCATATGGCGATTTAACAATGTCATTTTTGGTAGATGAAAATTTAGAAAACTATAGAGAAATACATGGTTGGTTAACAGGACTAGGAACTCCTAGAGACCAGAAACAACATAAGACTCTTGTGGACGCCGCTAAGGACAGATTTCCAACGCAAGGGAGTAGCGATACTCAAGCAGACGCAGGTAAGGTGGTAGGTGGACCAATGCCAATAGGACCTGTATATTCAGACGCAACTTTAAATGTATTAACTAGTAAAAATACAGCTAATATAGAAGTAAGATTTTCAGACTTGTTTCCTGTATCATTGTCAGGATTACAATTTAACCAACAGGCTGCCGATATTGATTTCTTGTCGGCAAGTGTGGTAATGAAATACAAGATATATGAATTTGCGACCAAGAGTGCTGGTAGAACAACAGAAACAACCTCTTAAAAGCTTTACAATTTAACGATATTATGATAGGATACCTTTATTATGGATTTAGAAAAACTACAAGAACAAGCTGATAGTGATTTAAAAATTAACGATACTGAACTTGATTTAGAATCACTTAAAACACCCCAATTACACAACAAATATATGAAACACTTAACAAAGTTTAAGTTAATGTTAAGTCGTGCTGAAGGAGATTTGTACAATACAAAGAGAAGTCTTTGGGAATATTATACTGGTAAGGCAGACGCTACAGTATATCAAAAAAGACCTTTTAATTTTAAATTATTAAGACAAGATGTTGACCAATATGTTTATTCGGATGAAGAGTATATCAAAGCAAAACAAAAAGTTGATTACTTAAACGCTTGTATTGATTTTTTAGATAGAACAATTAGACAAATCACTAATAGAACTTTTACAATCAAAAACGCAATTGATTGGCGTAAGTTTACTAGTGGTGCTATCTAATGAAACTTGATATACAAAGAATATTCCCTACCTCAATATTTTGTTTTGATGATGTACTTGAACAAGAGTACATTGATAGTATGAAAGATGATATTATTAATCAAAGTAAAATAAATGCTGAACAAAGACAAACAAATTGGCAAAGTGTAAAAAATAATAAACTATATGAATTAACAAAATATAAAGAGTTAGGAAAAATGGCTCTTAATGCTTGTGTTAAATATATTGAATTATTAGAATATAAATTAGATGATGTAAAGTTAACAGGTATGTGGTCCAATATTTTAAAACCTGGTGAAACACATCCACCTCACACTCACTCTAATAATTATATAAGTGGCGTTTATTATATACAGGCTGATAATAACCCTAATACACCTGCTATAAATTTTTTAGACCCTAGAGGTCAAACTTGCGTGTTGCAACCACAACAAAAAAGATATACTATTTACAATTCAACTAGACACTTTATGCCAGCTCAAGTAAATCGTATGATATTATTTCCGTCATGGTTATCTCATTTTGTACCTGTAAATCATTCTAAATCTGATAGAATTAGTATAGCCTTTAATGCAATGTTAAAAGGTAAGGTTGGCGAACCAACTAATTTTCAATCAGCAGAGTTTTAATATGAAGATATCAGATTATATACATTCATACCATCAGGTTATTACAAACGACTTGGCAGATAGTGTAATAAATTATTATCATACTGTTCCTGAATGGAATCAATCATCATTTTCCACCAATACAGATATATCTCCTAGAACTAATAATAGGGTAGATATGAAAGAGTATTGGATTAATAAGAAAGATAGATATTATGAAGAATTAAAAACTGGATTTAGAAGTATGGTTGATGATTATATTAAAACACATACTAAAGTTATACCACAAAGTTTTACACCTTTTAGAATGAATCATTATAGTAAGGGTGGTTTTATGAAAAATCATATAGACAATATACACCATTCACATGGACAACAGTATGGTTACCCACATATAACAGCATTGATATTTTTACAAACTGCTGAAGAGGGTGGTGAGATTGTATTTTGTGATGGTGAACATACACCTAAACAATCAAAAGGTTCTGGTGTTGTTTTTCCTAGTAATTTTATGTTCTCACATGAGGTTAAAAAAGTAATTCAAGGAGATAGATACTCTCTTATGACATGGATTTTATAAATGAGTTTAACAAGATATTTAATTATAGATAAAAAAGATGATGTCTATTTAAAGATTGAGGCAGATGAAGATATAAGAAGAGAACTAGGTCAATTCTTTACATTTGAAGTACCTGGTTTTAAATTTATGCCACAATTTA